TTACCCACCGATGGTGAAAACCTTCTGGTGGTTCTGGTGCTTCTAAATTTGACGGAGGAACCCATCCCCTCGGTCGAGCGTCCTTTTCACGGGTTTCTTGTTTGCGTGATAGGTTTTTTATTCCTTTTGTACTCATGTTAGTTCTCCTTCACGTGTTTTGCGTACTCTTCAAGTGGCACACCAAGTTTTTTTGCAATAGCTACCTGTGACGGTGTGAGTTTCACAGTGCGGCGGCCTGATGCCGTTGTTCGAGTAGCTGAAGCAACTTTTTGCCTCGGCTTACTTTGATCCTCAAATTTATGAGGAAACTCTTTTCGAATTCTTCGATCAATCTCAGTATAATACTCTTCTGAGCTCGCGTCAAATCCTTCGTTTACTAATTCATCATGAAAAGACATTGCAGTATATGTCATTGCCTTATCTGTTCCAAACCATTTGTTATCTTCAGCCCAATCTTGAGCTTTAGGGTCAGGTCTAGCCTGTGGTTGAGCTTGTTGATTATTCCAAGGCTCTTCAACAGGTTTTTCCTTTTGAATTTCTTGTTGTTCTACTTTTCGTTTACGTAAGCTCAATCTTTCTTTTTCAATAGCTAATTGTGCTATTTTTTGTTGAGCCTCCATTTGTTTTTCAGCATCTCCATCATTAACAGCTTGAGTGTAGGCTGTTTTTAAAAGCTGTTCAGTTGATTGTAAGCTTTGCTCATCAGAGGCAACTCTTTCTTTAGTAGTCACTTGAGACATTACATTCAAATTTTTATTTTCTTCTTGAACTTTTTTTGCATATTCAATTGCTGCTTGTTCACGTCTTTCAGCTTCACGCATTTTACGTGTAAGTTTATCAATACGTCTTTTTACAGATTGAGAATACTCTTCAAGCTCTTCTTCTTTACCTTCTTGTTTAGGTTCTTCTTCAACTTTAATTTCAGGTTCTGTAACCTTCTCTTCTTTTTTACCTTCTTCGTTTAACTCCACTTCGACTGGGTCTCCCGAAGTATCTATCGGCACCATTTTGTCATTTTGTGTTTGTTCTTGCATAGAGTTCTCCATGTTTATAATATGTTAGCTGGCAATATATCTCTCGGATCATCAACGACTGCCAGTATCTCATCTTCGTTAATAATACGCAACTCACCACCATCAATCTTTACTCTAGATCCTGCATAGCGAGTTATTATAACCCAATCACCCTTTTTACACCAAGGACCATCGGGGTATCTCTCTTTATCTGTGTAGCATAAAGAACCAGTCTTTAATACTTTACAAATATTTGTTGTTATTTGTGATTCTTGAATTGTATCATCGGTTAGATGAATACCACCTTTTGTTTTCTTTTCTAATTTTAAAGGAAATAAAACTATTCTCCATCCTACTGGATTTGGAACTTTTTCTAATTCGTTTTTCGTTTTTTCTGTTTGTGCACCATCCCAAACATGTTTTGGTACAATTAATTTAGGTTTCGTCATCATCTAGCTCCGTTTTTCTTAGCAGGTCCGTGAGTTCCTGTTCAGTTTCTTCAAGACCGCGAAGTTTACCAGTCAGATACCGATATTCGTCCCAATCTTTTACACCATTATATATAGCTTCTCTTATAGTGTCTTGTCTAGCTTTTAATTGTTTTTTAAAATAAGTGAATAAATTTTCTAGCCGCATGATTTCATTTGATCCGATAATTTTTTACAGCGATTTGGAGTTTGACGATTCCATTTCGAGTCTAACATCTCTAAACTCGCACCTTCAAAATTTCGGTCCTGCAGGCATTTCCACATATTTTTAAACTTAGACACGCCTGTAGGCCCAAGTTGAAATACCATTTCTGTAATAGTATGTTGTGCAGTTGTAGGTAAATCAGAAACACCATTATTTTCCATAAGTGTTCTAGCTTTACCAATTGCTTTATTTAAATCTTTATCAAATACTTCTTGTAGTTCTTCTTTGGTATATGCTTTACCATCTTCAAAATTATCTTCATGTACTACTTTATGACCCCAGCCTATTGTACGAAATCCTTCGGTATCTATGTATACGTGATCTCTGAAACCTTCGGATAATTTTACTGAACCAGCTAATTCGTCGTATGTCATTTCTTTTTCTTCTTAACTAAACCGCCTCTTTTTTTTCTTTCAAGAGCTATTTTTTTGGAAACAACATCATAATCTTTACCTTGCTTATATCCTACTTTTCGTAATTGAGCTAATTTTGCATCAGTTGCCATCATTAAAGATTTTGGTTGTAATGATCCTTTAAATTTAATGTATTTTACCACTATTTAGCGATTCCTTTTGCCTTCTCAAAAGTTCTGAGGCCCGATACGCCGAGCATTGAGGTGACAATTGCTAGTAAGGGACCAGTCTGGATGGCAGGCGGTACAATATCTATACCTGAAAATTTTGCATACCATTCAATACAGGGAGACAGGATAAAGGCAAAGAACAATGCCCCAGCTCCGCACCATCCTATAGCAGGTCGCCAGCCAGCAACGAATACGCTGCGATGGCTGGCTTCCTTTGCATTAACATCTAACTGTTTTTCTGCAAGCTTTTGTTGTAAGCGTTGCATTAATATCTTTTTATCTAATTTTTCTTCCTCACTCGTATGAAGTTCATCGACAACTTTTGAAATGGTTGCTAAGGCTCCGCCTTTTCCACCACCAAGTAAACCGCCGAGAAGATTAAGCACTATGCTGCTCCGCCTGTCATCCAGCTAATTACCCAGATAACTACGATCGCTACGATAGCGGCCTTTATCCAATCCTTCATTTTCCAATCTGACCATTCTTTAATATGGTTCCATAGATCTTTTAATAGGTTCATAAAACCTCCTTTGTTAAGTTGGGGATTATACTATTTTACGCCTTTGAATGCTACTTTTTTAATTTGCATTCTGCTCGTTTGCCCTTGAGGTCCACTTCCTTTGTTATCTTTTACTACAAAAGGAGAAATACTTACTTCAGCAGTTGAAGCAGTTTCTCTGTTAGGAAACGGATTTTTTTGAGGTACTTCCGTCATTTTTGCATTTTTAAATTTCATTTTCTTGCCTTTCCATAACCGCGTGTAGCTAGTCTACCTGCTAACTTTTTTGCTAATTTACCAATTCCTGAAGCTAATCCAGCCGTAGCGCCTGAAACACCAACAGATTTAGCTATTGTTTTTAATTGTTTACCAGCCATAATTTTTGTTCCAGATTTATTTACTGGAACACCTCCTACAGGGCCCATTGCTTTAAATGGTTTACCTTTATTAGGTCCATAATTTCCTCTTTTTTTCTTTGGTGGATGAACATCACCACCACGTTTTCTTTTAATAACTCCTCTGCCCATAAGAATATCTTTTTGTGTAACTTTACCATCACCTGATAGATCAGGAAACTTGGATGCTGAGCCACCGTCTTTTAAGTAAATTGTACCGTCATCAACACCATGAGGAACACCTTTTTTATCTTTTCTGCCAGAACCTATTTTAGTTCCTGGAGGTGCTTTTTTAGGTGGATTTTTCTTCAGCTTTTTTTCTGCGTCCCGTGCAAATTTATTTGCTCGAGCCTTCTTTTGTTTTCTTTTAGTAGGCGCTCTGGTTCTTGATTCAACTGAAAATAAAGGCATAATAGTTAATGTATAGTAGGTTTTAACAGATTTAGCAAGTCTCTTCCGTTATGGTTCATAATATTATTATATTCCTGTTCTGTAAGATTATTATGATACAGCATTTTTGCTACACCCATCATTGCACCTGCTAAAAGTATTTGTTCTTCTTGACTTGTTACGCCTGTATCAGCAAAATTCATCAATTCGTTAAAATATTCCTGTAATTTATCTGTCGCTGTTAACATTTTTTGCATTTTGTTTATCTAGATTAACATTTGCACGCAATTGTGCAATATCTTCGTTAGAATCTATCTTATCCTGTGCAATTTTTGCACTTTGATCAAGTTTTGCACCTTCTAAATCAAGTTTTTGTTGATCATTCTGTGCTTTTCTTTGAATATCTTGTGCTTTTAACTGTAATTCTTGTTGTTTTAATCCAACAAGAGGGTCTTGACCTTGACCTTCCATAGATTGTTGCTCTTCAATAAACATTTCTTCAATAAATTCTGTTGCTTTTAACGAAATTTGACGTTCCATCTCTTCTTGGAACTGAGCTTGTAGCTCTGGTGGTAGTTTACCTCCAAACTTAGCTGCTTCCGCTTGTATTTGTTCTTGATTTTCTGCTTCAACAATTTGTCTTGCTAATAAAGATATATGTTCCATTATATGTGCTTGTAATAAAACAGTTGCTTGAGGATTATTACGAACCAACATTGATGACAAAAATGTTCTGTGTGCATCCATATGTGCTTGGTGCTCTTGATTTCTAAAAGCAATTAATTTTTTACCAAGTAATGAATCAGAATTTTCTAAAGCAGGATCTTTTGGCTTAGGTGTTGCGGGTGGTGGTAATATAGCATCTATATCTTTTACACCAAGAGACTGATACATTCTTTTATATGCTTCATATATGTTATGAGATTTTGGATCAGATTGTGCCATTTGTAATTGTGTTTGTGCCAACGTAACACGTTGCGACATAGAAAAAATATTTGGATCGGACACAGGCATAATATCAACACGATCATCAAAATCAGTTGATTTAATACTCGGTACAGCGCCACTGCCTACATCATAAGGATATCTTTGAGGTAAAAATTCTTTAAATACTTTTGCTAATAAATTAAATTCTGTTTTTTGTGCATAGTGTAATCTTTTATGTATTGCACTCATGACTCTTGATCCTCTTTCGATCAAAGCCATTGTCGTTCCTACAGGTGCATTTGCTGCTACACTGTCACCAATTTTTTGATCAGCAATAGAAGCAAAACGTTGTCCTGCTTGTACAACGAAACCTAATAATTGAAATAAAGTTTGATCAGCACCTTTGTAAGGTAAAGGCATTAATCCTGCACGCAGATCTCCACTTGGTGCATCGACATCTCTAAACTCACCTGGTTGTATAGGGCTATCATCATCTGCTATTCGCAAACCTCTAGCTTTAAAACCTGCGGGTAAATTTGCTAATGTGCCTGCATCAAGTAATTGTCTAAGAGCTGCTGTCGCTGTTCTTGATAAACCACCAAGCATATGAATTAATCCATAACCATAAAAACCAAGACCAGGTAAAAATTTGTAATGTACAAAATATTGTTTTTTCTTTTTTAAAGAATCTTGTTCATCATAGTTTCTGTATACAGATAAAACATTACCAGAGCCTTCATCTATTGTTACAATGTAAGGTAATTTAATTCCGTCAGGATCTTCAAATCCTGGCACGTCTAAATCAACATGCATTTCTAATAATGTATATGAATCATTCTTGTAAGACCCTGTTTCTTTCACACCATCCAAACGATTAACTTCTGCTTGAATATTATTTGTGTCAGGATCTTCGTATTCTTCTAGATCTACATCACGGTAAAAACCTGTGACTTGTAGTTTACGAATATCATTTTCTGTTCTTTTTAGTACATGTGTAATTCGTTCTGCTGTTCCCAAATCTGTTGCTGTGTAAGGAACAATTAATTCTTCACTAGGAATAAACTTTGATACAGCTCTTCCCATTGTAGAATCATAATAAACTTTTTTAAAACTTGAACCTGATAATGGTAAATAAAATAACATTTGATCTAAATCAGGATCAAAGTCTTCCATAACATGCATTACTTGATAGTTCATAAACTCTTGCACACGTTGAGCTTGTTGTTCTTTTTGTGGATCCGATTTACCAATCATTTGTACTCTGACTGGACCATTTGCAGGTAATAATTCTTTGTAGGCTTGAGCTTGAAACTGTGTAACTGTCTCTGATAATAGAGGATGTGTTACACCACTTGCTCCTTGAAATGGTTGTGATCTATCTTCATATTTAAAGCCAAGTAGTTTTAATCCTTTTGCGTAAGCATCATACCACTCTTCTCTAGAAGAGCTATCTTCTTTGTAATCACCAATAAGATCAGATGACATATCCTGTAGATCTTTCTCATCCATGTACTCAGCTAAGTTAGAATCAAATTCTACTTCTTCTTGTTGTTCAAGTGGGTTAATTAACGCCCCACCGTCTTCTGTCATTTCAATGTTTTCAACTGTTATTTCATCAGGAGTCTCTACTGTTATTTCTTCAGCTATTACTTCTGTAGGTTCACCCGTTATTCTTCTCTCAACCATTATACCTCAAATATATCAATATGCTCAACAAGTCCACCTTGCGCTTTATGTGTCTTATATGGTTCTAACATCTCAGGAGTAATTTTAATAGCAAAAACTGGTTCCATGTCTTTTTTGTTAGGTATGGAGATAGGCTGAATTCTATAATTTGCATTTGATACAAGCAGTTGTCTTGCCTGATCTTCATTGGTTAACGTTGCTACCATGTTACCATTTTGATCGGTGACACGATATTGTGTAGTTCCTCTTCCACTTTTTACTTGTACAGGCATGGTAATCATTTCTGAGTTATTACTCTGTGCTTGTCTTTTTAATATTGTTTCTATTGTAGATGTGTAGTGTTTTGGTTTTCCAAAATTAGGGTTAGTAGCCGCTGTTCCTGAATTATCAATTACATTTGAAACAGAATCGGGACCACCATAAAACTCATCCATACCAATACCTTTGTATCGTGAATCTATAAACTGACCATCTCTTTTAAAAGCCTCAAAGCGTCTTGCTTTATCGGCCGCTCTATCAGCTTCAGATGTTGCAGCATTTCCTTCAAAACTATATCGTTTACTTACATATTTTGATGGTGATACAGCATAATAGGAGGATGCATCAGGATCTTTTAATACAAACTTTCTGTACGCTAGTTCATATAAGTCTTTTTTAATTAAGGCATCCGCCCACTCGTCTCTATTCTTAAATGGTAGATCAGGAAATAGTCCGTCCATCGCTCTTGAATCTACTTCAATTATTTCTTTTAACATTTGATCAAGATTATCATTTAATAAACCAGACAGTCTTGATAGATCTGCATCGCTTACTTCTCTTGTTTGAATATATTTATTAACTATTTCATCTACCTCTTCATCCATCTTTGTTATTTTTTGTGATAATACATTTATTTCTTTGTCTGTTTTCTTTAGTGGTCTAAATACAGATTTATTCTTTTCATAAAAATCCATTGTTGCTTCTGCTAATCTATTAAGCCCTTGTAAATTTGTCGTGTCGCCTTCTTCTTGTATCTTACGAAGGGCCGCGGCCAGTTGTTGTTTACGTGCTGCCGCCGCTTGTAGTAAATCAGATTGTATCTCATCAGCAAACGTCACACGAACCACGCCGCTCGGATCAACGCCCGATGCTTTGGTTATCTGTTCTTGTAACTCGTTATTCTTTACAACGAGCTCGTCCATTTGATTAACTAAACCTGGGCTTATCTCATCTAACTGATCTGCATATTTTGCTATGATAGATAGTTTAGGAGTATCACCCCCAAAATCAATCATTATGTCATTAATGTCTGCTTGACTCATTCCTCGTTGATTAGCTAGTCGTTCTATTTTACTTCTTGCCTCAGCATATAAACCTTGCAAACTTCTTTGATTTTTATTTAATTCTTTAGTTGTCTGTCTAAGATTTATTTTTGTTTCAGGTCCTGCAACTTTAGGTGGTATAAAACCAAAACGGTCCGAGAGCCGCGTCCAACCGATCACGTATGTATCTGCTTCATTAGGTATACCAAACTCATGACGCTGTATAGTCTCTCCACCAAACATGGATTGTGGGTATTCGCCTGTGTCACCTGGTAATTTATCTCTGTTAATATATAAAACTCTTTCACGTTGTGTATCTGGTATAGAACCTGGCTCAAAGTATCCTGAATAACGTGTGCTTTTCTCGCCATTTGGATTAATGATCTCGGACCCTGAACCTGTTGCATGCACTTTCATACCACTGATTGGAGCTGTTCTGATTTGTGAAAGAACATCACCTTTAGGTATTGGCATATTGTCATCATATAATCGTAACAAAGAATTGATACGATAATCGTCGACCTCGGATTTTTTAATTCTGTTTTTGTTTAAGAAATCAAGGAGCTCTTGTTTGTTTGCAAATTGATCAGGTGCGTTTGTCATTGCACGTTCTATGTCTGAATAAAACACAGAAGTCATTGGTTGTTGTGTTATTGGTGTAACCTCAACAGGCATTGTTGGATCTAATTCTACTGGTTCGTTAGGTGTAGGATCAAATATATCTTCTTCTGCTCTTTTAGCTTTTGTTGACTCTAAACTCTCCGCTTGTTTTTTTGTAGGATTTGTTAATTTGTCTTTTGGTATTGGTATTGGTGCAACCTCGTTAACAGGTGCTTTACCAAATAATTTAAAGAAAGGTAACATAAGATTTGCTGTTTCATATGATCCTTCAGGGAGGTCATCTTGAAATATGTCTAGGTCTTGAGGAGGTAAGCCTGGACCTGCTGGTCTTTCTTCTACTACACCACCTTTAGAATAAGTTCCAAATATAGCATCACTTGCTCCTATTTCCAAAGACCTTAAATCATCTTCTATGCTTCGAGCAGTACCATAAAGAGTATCTCCAACTTTTGTAGAAATACCTAAATCTGTTAATTCTTTAATTACCTCATCTATTTCCTCTGGTGCGTTTGGATTATCTGGGTCTTTAATTATATTTTTAATTTTATTTCTAAGTCTAGATTCAGCTCCGTTTGCTTTTGCTGATTGTAGTGCAAGATTATCAATATCAAGAGCTAAAAGAGCATCCTCACCAATGGCTTTAATGTGACCTATTTCAGCAAAATCAACATCATATCCTGCTACTAAAAAATCTTGTATTTTGTTATTATATTTTTGTCTTCTTGCTAATATGTCAGCAATGCCATCAGCATCAATAGAATTTACTTTTTTAAAAATTTCTTCTAAAGGAATATCTTTTCTCACTGCTTGACGAAGCATTCTGTTTAACGTCTGTTCCATAAAACCAGCGGCAGCATTTGCTAGATATCCATCCCCTTTATCCTGTAAAGATTGAACAATTTTTTTTGTCGCTTGATTATAGTCAAGTTTTTGTGAAGCATCTACAAGGCCACTGGTTATAAAGTTATAACCCTCTGGAAAAGTCAATCTATCCATTTCTACTAATAATTCTCTTGCTGATTTACTTTGTGGAATTTTTATTTTATCTCCTATACTCGCTATATCAGTTAAGCCAATATTATTTAAATCATCCCTTAAAGAAGTTATAATAATGGATCTTTGCGTGGGTATTAATAAATCATATAATTTTTTATCACCTCCCGACATTACCTCCCTTAAAGTTTCACCACTTAAACTATAACCTGTTTTATCCATCTTACCGTCAGGAGAATTTTTCCAATTTTCAATATTTTCAAACATTGTAATTATGTCATCATCACTAGCTAATTTTTCTTTACTAAAGGAAGGTGAAAATTCTTTTGATATTTTTGTAGACAAGTCTACCATCTCTGGTGTCGCTAAATTATTTCTTTTAACGTAGTTATTTAAATTTATGATTTGGTTATTTGAAAGAGTTTCAAATAAAGCTTTCTTCTTTGCTGGAGAAAACATGATATTCACGAACTTTGAAGCAACTAATTGTTTCTCCGCATCACTTAAATCTAAAAAATTAGGTACTTTTTGTTGTAACTCAATTACAACAGGATCTTTAGCAGCAGTTGTCTTTGATTCTTTTTTAGCTTTTATTTCTTCAATTTTTGTCATCGGCGCTGAAATAGGCTCATCAGGTGTTAAGAAAGGATCTTTTGGCTCTTCTGCTTTACCAATAATATCTCCTGGTCTTTTACCCTGAAAAGCTTTTCTACCAACTAAATCTTTTTGCGTTGTTTCTAATACATCGTCAATAGTTATAGGTTCCTCTACTTTCGTAGATTTCACGGGCGACGGTTCTTGTTTCAAGACAGGTTCATCAACTTGTTTTGGTGCACGTAAGTCATCTCCTAATCCAAAAATTTCATCTTTAGTTGTAAGAGCTCCTGTTGTTTTTGGAGTTGTTGTTTGTTTTCCTGTAGCTTGTCGTAATAAAAATTCTTGTTCGCCGTCTATAACTGGTTTTAGTTTTTGTATTATTTCTTTTACTTCGCTATCGGATAGCATTTTCATAATCTCTCCATTTTTCGCGGCATCTGCTAATGTTGATTTAGCTCCAAGTTTTTTTAAGCCTAGTTGTGCTAATTTTTTTAAACCAAAACTTAAACCACCTATATCCAATAAATCTAACGGAGATAGTACAATACCAAACTGTTCTTCCCCTGTAAGGTCAAGAAAGTCAGCACCCTCTTTTAATTTATCAAATCCTTTTTTCTGTGCTCCAAATAAAAAGTCTCTTCCTTGTGTTAAATTCATACTAAGGGTAGGTCTTATATAACCCATGTCTGTCAATATATCTCCACGAGGATCTCCATAACCAAACATCATATTTAATTCAGTCAGCTTCATCCCTGTTTGATCTGCTATTTTTTGATTCTCTGCTTGTATTGCTCTAAGTCTTGCTAGTTGTTCTTCATTAGGTGCTAAAAAATCATATAAATTTGACATACCAGAAATAATATTTCTACTAACAATGTCTCGACCACTAGGACCGTAAGCATCTATTTTCTGTTGTTGTGTTAGAGGAGGAGCTACACCAAGATTAAAATCTGTTACGCCTGTTTGAGGATCGGTTTCAGCGCCAGGCATTGGTAGGTCTAGAAAACCAGAATCTTCGTCAAATAAATTTACCATTAATAGTATTCTCTCGGTTCAATGTATCGTGGTTCATCCACATAATCAGACTCTAGACTGATAAAATTACCTTGTCTAAATCGCAGCAACGCTTGTGTTGTTGAATCGACTAAATCGTCATGCTCACCATAAGGGAAAGCGGCACATTCTTCAATAACTTCTTCTGCCCAACGTTCGTCAGGAGCCCATACTTGTCCCGCTTCAAAAAGGGGAGCTACGGAGTTGACACGTACATGCTTATCGTTGCCCTTACTAGGCGTATAAGTTACTACAGGAATTCCCAATTGACGTAGCTCCTGTGTTAAGGGCATACCAGTTGCTTTCGCTTCGATCAAGATAGTTTCTGGTTCCCAGTATTTATATTCATCTAAAGCAACTTCTTTGAGCTCGGGAAAATCCCATCTGCCTTTTCTTGATTTTAAAAGTATAATGTGCGGTGGTCCGTGTTCCACGGGTTTAAATACACCCCACGTTGTTATTGCACTAAAGTCTGCTGTCTCTCTTTTACTGAACGCGGTGTCATAACTTTGTATAACATGCATCAAAGGAGGTATGTCATCTTTTGGCCACATCTGCCACCATTCTCTTTTAATGATTGAACCCTCTTCACTTGTTGGAGCTTGTTGCCATTGTGCTTGCCATTTCTGTTCTGACAGAGATGCTTTAACACCTTTCAATTCATCTATATTCCAAAACTCAGGCCATAGAGGTTCATCGTTCAAAACTGCAGGAAATTCAACCACCTCCCACTGATCAGAGTTTTCGTTCGTTTGTGCGTTTAATAATTTTCCTGTAAGATCCTTTGTGGACCATCTGGTCATAACTATAACAATAGCACCACCAGGTTGTAGACGTTGTCTAGGTCCAGAAGTGTACCATTCGTAGGCATTGTCCATGGCTGTTTGGCTAAGTGCATCTTGCTCGGAGTGAGGATCATCAATAATAAGCAAGTCAGCACCACGCCCAGTAATAGCACCACCCACACCAGCAGCAAAATACTCTCCACCAGCGTTAGTTGTAAAACGCCCCGCTGCCTTAGAGTCTTGTGATAAGCTGACATTCGGGTAAACATCTTTGAAATCTTGTTGGTCAAATAGGTTCCTCACTTTCCTACCAAAGTTATACGATAATTCTGCCGTATGTGTAGTCTGAATTATCTTTAATTTAGGTTTTTGTCCCATCATCCATGCAGGAAACAAATGAGAAGCAAACTCAGACTTTGTATGTCTTGGCGGCATATTAACAATTAATCGTTTTATCTTTCCACGTGAAATGTCTTCAAATTTTTTTGCAATAATTTTGTGATGTGAACCTGCAACAAATTCTGGCCAAACTTTTTTTACAAAAGTAAGAAAGGAGGAACGGGACTCCTCTGCCAGTTTTATTTGCATTTTCCTTAATTCGTATTTTAAAACTTCCGTTGGGATTTTTTCTGAATTCATAAAAAAGTTATATCATACTTTCTGTTTGTGTAAAACTTAGCCTTTAGTTTAGTTTGACACGCAACGGGGCAAATTGGGTGGGGTGGGGGCGATCGAAACACTAGATCTAGTTATTGAGGCAATCTAAGTACCTAGATGTTGTGGGAGACTGTATTCAGGTGAGTACCTGCTGCCTGGTGAACGCTGCTGCGAAGCTGCCTGGCTGCTGGTGAAATGGCATAAAAAAAGGGGGCTATATAGCCCCCTCGCCGATCCTTAAGGAATTAAGTTATCTCGGTAGTTTTTCTCTTAGTTTAGCCATAACACGCTGACCCCATTCACTAACGTAACGTGGTGCGTTAGGGTCTAGTATTATGCTTTCAACTTCAGACTCTAAAACTTTGTACAAAGCTTTCCAATTAATATTATCAACGTGGCTTTGTTCAGTAACAGGTTGATCTTCAACTGCTCTGACACCAAAGGCATTATTAACTGCTGATAATTGTCTTGATAAGTAGTCATCATTATTCGGCATTTTGATTTCTCCTTTCTATCTACCTTCTTACTCCCATTTTATTTTATACTCAAGAACTTTATTTCTTTCTTGTGGATAACTTTTTCGCTTGACTTTCATTAGAAACTACAGACGTCGGGAACAGCAGACGCATGTGCTACGCCCTCACCCGTGGTGCTTGTGTATATATATACTTATACTTGGTAATGGAGATGGAGAATGGAGATGGAAAATGCAGACGTAAAAAAAGGGGCGAGTAGGTCGCCCCTGTTCAATCTGTTTAGGCGTAATCGGAACTAAGCAGAAATTCTGAAATCAGCTACTTCATCGATCGTAGCTTTTTTGTTTCTTGATACTGTGCCTTCCGATAAAGGCATAGCTTGTATTTGTTTATACTGCGTTGGTACTTTGCATTGATGATACGCAATCTCGCCGAGTTTCTCCTTGACCAATTGCGAGTCAATCTTAGCACCCAATTTTTGCGTGACATGAAGAGAGTAATCCTTTCCATGTAATAGGTTTGCGTTTTCACTCATAGACAAGTCTATCATCAGTTGTCTATTAACTTTAATAAAGTCTGCTAGAACTTTCTGCATTGTTAAGGCTCTGCCGTAAGCATCAACGATAGCTTGTTTATTTCTTTTACTTACACTAGCTGGGCTTTGTTGTGCCTTCTCTAGTACTTCTAATATATTAACAGCTTTTGACATTTTATTTTCCTTTCGTCTTTCTGGTTAATAAGTCTTATATAATCCCATTTCATTAGAAGTCAATAGTTTATTTTTATTTTTTTTTCCACAGGACAACTTCAGCACCCGAGCCGTACCCCAGCAGGTTGTGCTTCTGTATAGTATACTTATACCTGAAGCTAACCAATGGAGATGGAGAATGGAGATGCAGCTGCGGCATCAGCCAAACGTGCTGCGGAACAAGAGCCACAGTATTAGCACTGTAGCTCCTGCTGCGGGATGATGCGCAGCGAATAGTAAAGCAATCAAAAGGATCATAGTGCAGGCACCATTTCCTGCATCTGTGTCCAGGCAGCTGCGTCCTGGTTCACCAGCAATGAAGCGCCGTCAAACCAATCCATATACCAGTACTCGAGACGATGTAGTTCGCGGTTCTCGTTCACGTAGCCCCTGAGCTCGTCGCTCGGCCCGCCCCAGCTAAACTGCCAACGCCAGTACCCTTCCTTCTGGTTTTCAAATGTATTAGGCGGTACATAGTCAAAGCTTAGTGCCTCAAAATCTGTGCCATATCTTTCTAGGTCCTCTTGTCTATCTTTCCACTGTTCATCTACCATCTCGCTGCAGGTGGGCTGTTTCTTTATTACTGTTACGGTTTCCATCTTGTTCCTTTCTTTTGATGGGGATCGTCTTATAGCACTAAGTGCATCGCAACCCCCAGGTAAGTATATAGTCCCATTTCTTTTGATAGTCAAGACCTGAGTCAAATTTTTTTTCACACGCACTTCCATCCGCAGCTGCACCTGCAGCATGCTTCTGTATATACCTTACGCTGGTTGGCCTCTGGTAATGCAGGTGGAGAATGGAGATGATGTAATACCATCCTGGTTCCTGGAACAGCTGCCTGGTGCGCTGCGTACCAGTTTCTTCTATGATGGTAAATATGCTAGGGTCGTAGCCAATGTAGAATGGAGGCTACCATCTCCTGCCAGGGCTGCGGGACCAGCTCCTGGTTACTATGCCTCTGGGATAGCGGGTTTCTGTAATGGGGAATGGAGAATGTAGTGCTGAAGCTCCTGCCACGCTGCGGGGGACGCTGGCAGCGCCCATGTTTTATCTGCGTGTTTGGGGGACAATGTAGCGATGGAGGCGATGGAGGACGAAGAAAATATACACATCAAGCTCTCTCCGAGGGTCTGATGCATAATAAAACTTCTTCCGCCTTGTCTAGCATGGCTAAAATGCCACGATTTTTGAAAGGGGCTTAACTTTGCTTTGTTGACTTTTGTTGACGTTTTAAGTTCCAACCAGAACATTACACCATCTTTACAACCATAGCAGTCTGGGACACCAGGCAACGCCCAACTTTCAATACGAGTCCAGAAAACATCTGGCATATTTTTCCTAATGGACTGCCATAACTTTGATTCTGGCTTCATTAAAAGTACATCATGTAAATAACAAACCCAATCATAATCGTTAGTTTTAAATTAAAAAACAATAGTAAAAGAACAATCAAAAGCAAATAACCAATCACGGACACCTCTTCATCAGTTCTACCATTTGATTATAATACAACAACCTAAACTCAAAATCTTCAGCAGTCAGGGCTGCACGCCTCAAGTTCTCTATCCTACGCCAGAACAACTCGTCGGTCATAGGTAATGCAGTATACTCATACAAGTCTGGTCTAATTATTACTAACATACTTTCTCCTTTTCTAGTAGCAAGGGGCACCCTATTGTCTATTCCCTCCGTTCTGTTTCTTATGTTGGGAGAGCTACTAAAACCTCTATAGTCCCATTCTATTCTATAATCAAGCTTTATTTTCTAATTCTTTAACTTCCTCAAACGTAGTTTCAATACTGTACTGTTCCTTCAAGTCCTGTAGCTTCTTCTCAACCTCTTCTCTAGACATAGAGTCGATCGTACCTGTAAGTATTTCTTTCTTATCGACATACAACCCAGCAATCTGTCCACGCCTGGTTTCCGCAGCTACGGCAGCGTTCCAATTACCTGAAGCAGACGCTTGATCTCTGATTCTTGCCAATGTAGATAAAGACCTCTCCTGAGTACAGCGATACCTTTCAACGTTAGCTCTCACCTCAGAATCAATAGCTTTTGCAACAATAGGATACAGCTCAGGGTTCTGCAACCTGGATGCCAGCTCAGTAGCGCTCTTTTTGCTGTAACCAGCTTCTATTGCACACTGCGATGCAGACTTCAAACCCTCTGAATGAACAATCAAAAGAATAAACTTTCTCTGTTTTGGTGTTATTTTAGGATGAAACAACGCTTCTGACAAAGGTTGTGGTATATATACGTCTTTGTTTTCTTCTTCCATAATGCACCTTTTCAATAGATGTTTTTCTCAAATAATTATTATATTACTAAATATTTCCGAGAAATGCGAGTTTTTTTCGTAAAATATAGATAGTTTGTAACTTGTAAATAGTTGTAAGTTACAAGAAGTTACAAAAAAAGGTAAGTATTCTGCTACTTGTAACCTTGTAACCTTGTAACTTGTATTTTACTAAAAAAATAATTTAAAATAAATATCTCATAGAAACATCTATAGAGAATGACGTTTATGCAAACATCTTTGGGTCTTGACTAACAACTCTTAATGCTTTTTCCAAAGCTTCGCGTCCATCAGTCATGATAATCTCCCATTCTGCTGCAGTATATGCTCTATCGTGTTTTGGATTGTAAAATTTTACATTGACATCGCCACAATGACGACACTTATAAACTTTTCTTACTGGGCTTTCTGGTAGTTGTGTGTACATACCTTTTTATCCTTTGTAATGGGAACAATACCACATTCTTGGGCAGTTTCTCTTTAAAATAGATTGAATCCATGACCTTCATGTTTTCTAGTCTATCATACTGATTCGTGGTCCGTGATGCGAGGATCGCGTCCAATAAATCTCGTTGCTTGAGTATCTCTTGATCGCTCATCTAGTGCCTTTTCTTTTATCAGCTCTCTTTTGACCTGCTTTTTTTATTCTTTTCATGCGTTGCATATTAGTTTCACGAGGTAATCCTAAACTTTGTCTTCGATTTGCTCTTTTATACGCTTTAAAAGCCTTACCAAGGCCTTTTATAGCTATACCTGCTCCTCTAATTAACCCTAACATCTAACCGCCTTTTAATCTCTTTTTCAAAGGTTTCTTTTTTAATCTTGGTTTAATTTTATCACCTAATACTTTTTTCAAAGGTTTCTTTGGCTTCGGCTTAGGTTTAATTTTTGGTCCATACAATCTTTTAAGCATGTCATCGACTCTTTTTCTTTGTGCTTCATTTTGACTTTTACGAACTGTAGCTCTTCCAAGACCAGTCTGTGCTTCACCACCTAAATTAAATTTTTTCATAGGTTTGCTAAACTTAGGACCTTTTCCAGGTATAAATGGTCCACCTGGCTTAGGATCTTTTTTCTTGTTTGGATCAAACGGTCCACCTGGCACTGCCGTACCTGGTTTTCTTCTACCTGGTATTATATTTTTTAATTTGCCCCCTGTTGTGCGATTATATAATGAAGGATTTAATTTTCTTAACTTATCTTTAATTTCTTTTTCTCTTTTAGTAGATGGATCTTTTTTTCGTCTTCGTTTTGCTGGATCGGGTTTCATTTTTACCTCTTCTTTTTTAATAAACTAGTTAATGGTGCTTTTATTCCTGTGCGTCTAGGGTCTTTTTTTAATCTTTCAAATTTAGCTTTTTTATCACGTGCTTTCCTTGCTGTAGATTCAATTTGAGCAAGTGTTTTCTTTTTAGTTTTTTTCGCTTTAGTTGTTTTATTTGAACCAGCTAGATAAGCCGCTACTGCAACAGCTATTTCTCTAGCAGTAGGTAATTTACTTTTAGTTTTGTTTTTAGTTCCAGCTAATTGTTGTCTTCTAGCTATAAATCTTTTAGCGCTTGCCGCTGTTTTACCTTTTGGTTTGGGTTGTGGAATGCCCATGCCTTTACCTTTAACAGGCGCAGCTGAAGTGCCTTTTGGTAATGTAAATGTTTGATCAGGTCCAGACCTAACCTTATTTGTTTTTATTCGGTATCCACCACTTCTACTAGCCATAGTTGCCTCTTACCTTTGTTTTAGAGCTGCCGTAGTTAGGCATTTCGCTTCACAAGCAGCTCATAACACTAGGTATAGTATATTATTACGTTCGACGCAACTAAAAGGGTGGTTCACCCTTAAATTTTACAACAGGATTACTCTGCCGAAATCTTGTAGTTTTTGAAACACTCGGGGTCAAGCGGTGGACCATAGTAGATCGCGACGGAATCTTCAGCGCCCTCTGTCCAGGTTTGGTGATAGTGCTTAGTTTCATCGAGTTCCCCTTGTGAGTTACAAACCTTACACTGCTCAACTGATGTTTCTGCTT